GGAGTTGTTGCTAATGTCATTGCTCTTTGAGTATCACTGGCTAACGTTGCAGATAAAGCAACAGAACCCAAAACAACAGTTCCTGTTGCATCTGTACTACCTTGCACCAATTTCATTAAACGATAACTGGTTAGACTTGTAGCTGCATTATCAGCGCCACTAGGCTCCCACCAGGCATCTACAATTCTGATATTTTGCGGTGCACGCCATTTTTCAGCAGCTCCTGCGCCACCATACGTTGCTGCTCCTCCATCACTGGCCAGCGCAGCATGTGAAATAACCCCCACGCCAAAAGCGCCACTGGGAATATCGCCTGCGAATGTTGTTCCCATACTAAAACCTCTTTAATTTATATTTTAAGATAATATATGAAGATATTACCTATATTGTCGTTGATTATGAAGATTCACCTAAGAAAAGTGTACGATAATCTAAAATATTATAACCATAGATAAAACGTATTTTATAGGTGATTTTATCAGCTGTAAATACACTACCCACTGTTGGATTATCCTGAACAAAGAGTTCAGGCTCTTGTTTACCATTAAGAAATCCAACTTCAACGGTCGGAGATGTAGCAGGATCAGAAACCATCCACCACTGAGCGGTATCGGTTGCATCCCAATAAGGAACAACGATCGGTTCAGCTACACCCTTCCAGATGTTTGGTTCTGTATTATCAGTATCTGTACCGAGCGTACTCGCACCAATACGAACTTCAGAGGCATAAATTCTTTTAGCCATCGGTTCTAATGTCGTTGGAACTAATAAATAACGTGGCGAATAAGCCATGCCTATATAATCACTTGTGTCACCATAAACAGTTTGATTACGCATTGTCTTGACAGCAGTCTCAAAACCTGTTCCTGTTAGAGCTGTTGTGCTTCCTACTGCATTTCCCCTTGTATCACTTGCAAGGGTAGTACTACCGTCACCTTCCAAATTATTGAGAAACATATCAAATATATTTCTATAGATGGTAAGAATGGCAGCACGTCCTAATTTAACAGGAATCATACGGATCGACTTAACATCGTCATTAGCAACCATTTCCATTGTGATACTTTCCAATCCACCCTTTTTTGCAGGTGTATAAGTCACTTCAGTATCTCCTGGCGAAGTTAATGGTAGATAAGTCCCTTGCTCAGCTACAGTACTAAGAGTACCGAATCCACCCATCATTAACCTGCGCTGTGCCCTGAAATCTGTTATTGGGGTGAAATCACTAACAATCTTCCTCCAGGACTGATATTCTGTAGTACGGAATTCCTTCATCATTTTACGATTTAAAGTATTCCCGAGTATTTCAGCCCAATCAGTGGTTACTAGAGCTTCTCGCATCTTTACCGATTCGATTAAGGCTTTTCGTCTTTTATAATCGTAGGATTCAAAATTAGAGGGTGCTTCACTTATTTCAGGAGTGTAATAATAGGCATCATGTAAAATAATACCTGCACTTGCCATAATTGCCATTGGGTCACCGGTAATTTTAGCATAAGCTTCTTTAAAACTAATAAATGGCTGTACTAATTTACCATCTTTATCCTTCTGAGCTTCCCCTTCCCAAAATCCAAACATTGCTAGTTCTAGCTTATCTCTTTCTTCAGAACCAACGCTAACCTGGCTACTCTGTGGAAATGATTCATGCAATTTTGCAAGCACTTCTTGTTCATCTGCAATAATAGTATTAATATCAGGTTCTTTAATGACTCGATTACCAAACTGCTTTTTAATTTTGCGCTGAATAGCATCAGGAAGGTTAGATTCGGAAAGTTTACTAATAAGTAAATTCTGGCTTTCACGTAAAGCTTGTCTTTCCTCAAATTCTGCTATTCGCTTTTCAAGATCGGCAGCTCTACGATCTTCTTTACTTTTGCCAGCTAATTTATTTAACTCGATTTGCTTCGATTCAATTAATGTAGTAATCTGATCTTCTGTTAATACTTTATTCTTTTGTGATTCCAGTAATTCGGTTTGAATATCTCCAGGTAATTTAGACTCAATTAATTTAGTCTTCAAATTTGCCTGCGATTCCTTCATTCGCTCTTTTTTCTCAATTTCCTCCAGACGCTTTTCTAACTTTTTATTATTAGCACCTGTAAGAGCTTCTTGAAGTAAAGCTTCGCATTCTTTATCTGTTAATTTTTCAATATCTTTTGACTCTAAAAGATGCGGAGCTTTCTCCTTCAAAAGTGTAATTATCTGTTCTTTTGTCATAATAGACTCCTTGTTTGTTCTTTGGCTGGCAACTAATTTTATTATCTGACCGCCAGCAGCCGGACGTGTAACGACCGTATTCTCTAGAATATCATTTATACTTGATACCCAGTCGTATTCATTACCATTGTGAGACTTCGGAGCCTCCGAACCCTCCGCATCTATCGAAAAACCAAGCATTTGTTTACCGGTTTTCCACATCTCAATTAACATTTCTTTTAACCATTTAGCACCTTCGTAAATGTGAAATCGTGCTAAAATGCCCTTACTTTTACGACCATCATTAGTCGTAAATTCTTTAAACTTTACATTATCAAAATATCCAACTAAATTCCCTGCCAACCCCTCAGACTTTTCAAAACGCACATCACCGGGTAAATGATCAAATAAATCCTCATATTTACCTTGAAACTCATAAGCCATTGCAGGCGCATTCTCAAATAATTGTAAAGTTTTTGGATTTTTCAAGACATCTTCTGGATAATATCGCCTTAATCCATGCGATCCGTAAGTCTGGCTTGGACCTACTTCAATTAAAACAACATCCCATTCATTACCATCTTTAGCTTCTTTGAGAAATGTTATAGTTGGAATTATATCATTTAAGTTAATGGATTCTTTTTGTCTTTTAACCCAACTATCGCCTTTTTTTTGATAACTTTTTTTAAACTGTGATATTGCAACCGCCGAGGCTGAATCAATTTCGCCTTTGTCCTCTTGCGGTTTTAATTCGTCGTAAATATTAGCTATAACATTTATCTGTGCTAATGTGAGTTTAGCTCCATCTAATTCCTTCCAAGCAGGTGGAACATCTTTTATAAATTTGTATGGCATAATTCTTCTCTAATAAATAAAAAAAAAAGCCCTGTATGTCTCTCAACATACAGGGCTTATCTAGCCTCAAAGGAAGGTATTGCCGTTTATAATTAATATGTCAATCTTATTTATAATATAATACTTTTACTATCAATGTCAAGTAAATTTTTCATCTCGCAAATAATTTATCTGAAATTTGGTATTTAAAGGTATATAAGGATCAAGTACCCAACGCACTTCTAATTCTCTATTTTGTAATACTTCTTCTGGAGTCATTATTGTATTATTCCCTATATTTACATTTTATAATTTTTCCGTTTTCTATGTAGATTGTTCTATCTTTATAACTCCAATGCTCATAAGTTCCACTGATTCCATGGAATTTTTCAATTTCCTTAGGTTCTCCAATTGCAAGTAATACATATTCACTTTTCATACCAACTATAATCTGTTTATCTATAACTAGTTGTTTTGTTTTTTCATCCATTCCAGGATAATTGTTTATGTAACTTTTACGTGTTTGTTGTAAATGTATACAGCTAGTTAATAATAACCATATTAATAGTACAGGACAAATTATTTCACTTGATTTATTCAATTTTATTCCTTACATTTGTAATACATGAAACTAATACTTGAAACAATTAAAATTAATGCTAAATGCAAAACACTTAGAGCATTTAGGCAATATATTCAAGAGTCTATCGGAATTGATATTCCTGAACCCACGATTCATCGCTGGCTTAAAGGTCAATCGAAACCCGCTGGTATCTACAAACAATTAATCGATCAACTTATCGAAAAAGAATTAACTATCTAAATCAGTTATTTGTACTTGCTTTATATACCCGGACAATGTAACAAATTCAATCATCTTGCCATCAGTCCACCAGCTTTTTAAATCGGGCTGGTTATAGCCATGATACTGCAGAGCTTTCAACATTGTTTCACTGCTTACTTTAAAAAATGATTGTTTTGTTTGATTAATCTTTTCAAGTTTCTTGTTGATTGTTTCAAGTTCAACTATTTTCTGTTTCAACTCTTTTATTTCTGCAATATATTTACTGCAATTAGCTTTTATTGTATTTCTTTTTTGTTGCATGTCTATTCCTTTATCGGTTCAAATAAAATATTATTTTTTTGCTCAGGATGTTTTTTTGTATGATTAAATTCACCAATTAAAATATTTTCTGGAATTCCATTAGGAAAAGCTTTACATACAATTTTATTACAAATATCAAAATGATAATTTTGACATTGCATACATTTTGGACTTTCATATATCATTAGTTAATACTTTTAAAATGTTTATCTATTAATTTACCAATACGCATAGCATAAGGAGATGGATTATTGGAATGTTTATACATCATAAAAGATTCTGCAACAAATTCATGTATATTTGTCTTTGCATATTCAGATATAAAATTAACATTCCATTCTTCTTTATTTTTATTTTTTATAGCCTTATTTAAGAATTTGGAATACTCTGATTTAATTTTACTAAATTCTTTCGATGGTACTAATTTAAAATCTAATGCATCTCTTGTTAATGAATGTGCAAATTCATGAGTTATGATAGCTTTAATTTTATTACATCCTCTTGGTGTCCATCCATCCTTTATAGATTTATCAATTCTTCTTTTAAATAATTCAACATTATTGAACCATTTTTTATTTAAGCTCAAGACTAATTTACTTGATGATGCAAATTCATTTCCTTTTGTATTAGTATCAATAAATTTATAATTGAAATTATAACCTTCTTTTTTTAATTCACTTAGTTGATCTCTTAATATTTTTAATGATTCTATATCATTTAATTCTTTGATGTTATTTCTTTCTATATCAAATTTTTTTATTATTTCGTCTCTAACATCATCAATTGATTCTATCTTTTCAATTTCTTTTTCAATTTCAAACTCAGGCATCCATATTACCGATCTACACCCACATTGAATAACATTTTTAGCCGAAAGTCTCGGATCATGCGGAGCTTTTGCCCTCTCAGTTCCAACTATATAATCCTGATTAATAGGAATCGGTGTTCCGCCAGATGCTGGATTAGTTGCATTCATAACAGATCGATGTACATCCCTCGGATATTTAGACGGAAATTGAATCCAATATTTTTTGGTTTCTGGATAATTCTCCGATAATTGTTCTTGCCGTTTCCAGGTACTTAGATTCAATACACGAGAAATTTCGGTTCTGGTTATAACTTCAGCCCGACGCATAGCTTTATCCATCGGAGTCCCTTTTTCCCATGCATAGCCTTTTACTTTTTTACCGATTCCTTGCATTATCTGAAATGGCGATTTTTCGCCAGTGATTCCCAACGTTAGTTCACTATTAATCCATCTTCTAACATCATTTGAGACTCCTACAACTAAATCAGCACTATAACCTTGCATTATGCCTAATGTTTGTCTAGACAGTTCGGGTAATGCAAAAGTCTCATACGCAATCCGCATTGGCTCATCAACAAGCTCAATTCCTTTCTCAAATGCTTCAGTTGTAAATGAATTCAGAGCATTATTATATTGTCTCTGAAATTCACTTACAACTTGATTCATTGCTATTTTTAAACGTGGCAGATGAGTTAAATCCCAACCTTCAAGAGCCTCATTTGCAAGCCTGGCGTTGATCCGTTTCTTCATGTCAAATAACAGTTGATTAGTACGTCTTAAAGCTTGAGCGTCTAATTTATCAGCGTCTTTTAAAAGTTTATTAATCTTAGATCGAAACTGTATTTCTTTTCTGGTTGCCATTAATCAGTTAGTTCCAACTCATTTAATATATTACTATCAAAATTCTCTTTACCTAATCGATTAACAACCTGTTTTATCACATCTTTATATTGTCCGTTCCCATTATTTTTACCATATTTGATTACATCGTTTTCAGCTTCTGTATTTTGTTCCTCTGCAATAGCTTGCAGCTCCTCCTCTGCATTTATGTCAATACCAAGTTCGGATGCAACCATAGCAAATATTTCGCAAGCAGTTTGATTACTTAACCAGCCCGATTGTTTCGCAACTGTTAAAGCTGTTGTCAACTCTTTGAGTGATAATGCAATTGTTTTAGTATCCTTAGTAGAAGGTTCAGGCAGTACAATCTCATAATTTTTATCTTCATTCTCTGTTAATATACCTAAACCTTTACCTGTATCATAATCAGTTATCTGCCGTCTATATTCAACAGCTTTTTGAATAACAAAATCGAATATTTCTTTAAATATATATTTAACTTCTAATTGTCTGTTTTCAATTGCTTTATAAAATGGCGGGTCCATTTCCTCAGCCGTCGCCCGATTAATCTGATATGCAAGAGCAAAAAAATGCTCAGGTACACCAGCACCACCTAACATAAAAGATAACAAAAATTTTAATAATTCGGTGCTTTCACCAATTTTCAAATCTGGGGTTATTGCATTTCTTTCAATATTTTCATTATGATAAAATGATATGCCCGGCTTGGGTTTCGGTTGTGATTTCATATATTTATTTATTTGAGCTTCATTCATTCCCTTGCAAAGTATATCCCAAACATAACTATTCAAAAATTGTGTTCTATCAGCTTCATTAATTAATATTTTGTCAAATGCAT